TTCTAGATAATACCCGGTGCAAACATTACGTCCATATAGCTCATTTGCCATGCCCTCCAGTCGTCGCAATGCAAGTACGAGGTCTTCAGGGGATGGGTCCACGGTTATCCCTGATATGCGCATCTGGGAGAACGCACCATTGATTATATCAACTTTCAGATCATTTGCCATCGTCCAGTTCCTTTAGTTCGCCGACCAGCCGGGTTATGCTTTTGTTGTGCCAGTTGCTAATACCGGCGGCTTTGGCTTTTACTCGGATTCCATTGTCAGACACTTCGGCGGTCTCTTCAGCGGTCTCTTCCGGCTCTTCGGTTTCAGCTACTTCCGGGATCTCTTCCGTGTCCGTGGCCTCTTCCGTAATATCTTCCGGGACTTCTTCGTCTTGCTCTTCAACGACATAGCACTCCTCCGGCGTGTAAAACCAGCCTTGGTCTAAAAGATGAAGGTACGAGAATTCATTGCATATCTGGATTTCACACGGAATGCCTCTGACTTTTCCTACATTTCCTGGCTTGTAAAGTATGACTGCCATTTTTATCACCTTTAAATGTGGGAGCCCTTTAGGGCTCCCATAAAGTTTAAGTTAAATTGTTAGGTAGTTACTGGAATACCAGTCGCATCAATAGTAGGAACTGCACCAGTTTCGTAGAAACCCATAGCATCTTCAAGCGACTGACCAGGCAGGAGCCATACGCAATCTTTACAAAGTACACGCCCTGCTGTTTGAGCGCCACTTGCTCCGATTCCAAAATCAGGTTCTGCAGCAGCTAATTTGGCATTGATAAAAATACAGTTATTGAAAATCAACCATCTTTCAACAGCTGTGGTTCCATCAACGTAAACAAAGCGAGCAGCAGCATTACCGGCACTTTTCGGAAACATACAATCCTCAAAATATCCGTCTCTTACTCTCTGCCCTGTTCCTGATCCAAGATAAGGTACATAAACATTAGGTCGAACAACTGCACCAACAGTAGAGAGTGAAGAAACACCAACAGAACATCTGTAAAACTGGGGGCTGTCACCAGTGAGTTTAATATCAGCAGCAGTTGCCTCACCGAGCAAGTTCAGTTTCTGGACCTCACAATGAGAGTATTTACCATACTCTCCGGCCTCCCATAAAGCCCAAAAACCAGTTGTAGCACTATAACTGGAGATTTTAACACCAGTAAATGTATTTCTAACACCAGTGTTTTTAATTGTAGCATAGTCAGCAACAGCGGCAATCATAGAAATTCTGGCACCAAGACCATACTTACCCAAAGCGCCATTGTGTCCGATAGTATGCACTCGATTCTTACTGACCGTTACCATTCCAGGTTCAATAATTTCACTGTCACCATCAATATGAATCACATCATTGTGGTTAGATTGGACTCTGTCATTGGCTTCGCCATAAGTTCTAAGGGCTTTTTCCCAAGTTTGCCCATCATTCCCATCAGCACCATTACGATAATCAACATAAAAATGGTCTCCAGGTCCCATGCCATCCATCATTGTACGGATATCACTTCTTCCAACCTGTAATCCCGTGTGAAAAAAATCTCTGTTTGATCCGAAAGTCATTTTCTATAATCTCCTCTGTTCAGGGTGGATTATTCCACCGAGTAAGATTGTTTATGATACTAATGGTGTTGCTGCTGCACCACCCATCCCCAAAATAACCCAGCCGATAGTATCATCGACATAAAGTAAAGTAACAAAATCACTTTGAGCAGTAAGAACAATAGTTGCAAAACCAGTTAATGTAGCTGGTGTTATAGTTACAGCACCCCCTGTGACAATAAGGTTAATAACCAATACCTGACCTGGTTTACCATTAGCTAACGTACAAGCTTCAACACCAGTTGAAGTTTTGGCAACATATCCATGAGTAACAGGAATTACCAAAATACCGCCTGCTACAGTTTCAGTAAGATCATCCGTTTCATCATAATCATTCTGGTGAAACATTTCCGCAATTCTAAAAATTCGTGACATGATTATATTCTCCTTTGTTCAGAAGTGGGGGGAGGCTACACCTGCTCCCCCCACTTAGGTAGAAGTTAAGTTGTTAGATTAATAAGTTACAGCCACTCCACAATTAGAAGGATTCTTAACTGTAATCCCATACCATGTAAAGAGTCTGAAACGAAAGGTCATAGTGTCAATGTTACCATCATAAACTAGATACATATTCAGACCGTTTTTCATGGTATCCGTGATTACCTTCATCCCGTCAAACTGTTTAAAGAGTTCTGCCGGAATTGTCCCACCGAGAACCTCAATTGCTGATTTATCCCAAAAAAGATTCGTTTTGTTGGAAGCATCAATATTCAATCGAGTAATTGTAGCACCGGTCAAAATGGCTGTATGAATATTGGCATAAGCCGCTTCTAGAGTTGTAATCCCTGCCTGATCAGCAGCAATCGGTTTCGGATAAACCTTGATCGCAGTTGCAGAAGTTAGCTCAATGATAGTGAATATCATGGCTTGTCCGGTATCAACTTTATCTGCTAACCCGATAGAGTTAATATCAACAGCAGCATTTTGTAAGGTAATTTTATCACCTACCGCTAAATCACCCTTATCATCTATGGTAAGAGTGGCTTCCCGATAATCGACATTGGTTACAACGCCGGTGGTAGCATTAACAGTTCCACCTTCAGGTACAAACGCCTGGTCTCCATCTATGGTTGCATCATCATCCGCTGCACCAGTAATGTTCGGCAAAAATGATCCGGTGAAAACGTCAAACCCTGCAATATTTGCACCGATCTGACCAGTTTTCCATGTATCAGCAGCTTTGCCCTGAAGGGTTTGCCTTGCGGCCAGATCCTTCGAGAACAAAAGTGTATCTCGATCATTCAAAACAAAATACCGCTGAGTGGTCCTTTGCTGCCGTTCATTCATCATGGCCTGGGCTTCAGCGATAAATTCATACCCGCTAGTCACATTGGACCGATAAAACATGGATCCTTGTGTCCGGATTGCTTCTGCAATCTTTTTGTTAAGATCTGTAGCCTGGGTTTTTCCAGACTCTTTAGAACGATCTTCCCAGAATCGCATTGTCCGCATGTCGTCTGCCCGCATTTTTACAAAATCATTGGACGGAGTACCGAGCAAGGCCGGATAAGTTTCTTCGATAATGCCTGTTTCCTGACCAGACAAATCCCAGCCAGAAATCAATGGTGCATACTGCTGAACCGGGTACCAAATGAAATTTCCCTGGTTTTGCATACCCCCACCATCCGGTTGATGGAAAGAGGTCATATCGAGCATATCCATCTGATGCTCGTGTGTTTCCATAGCCTTTTCAAACATTACTACAGCTATTTTTCCTGTTGCAAGTGCCATAATTTATTCCTTTCTTTTACCACGTAGAGACATCCACATTCGCAGCCTTGGCTTCTTTTCTGATATTATACGCTTTTTGCAAGTTTCCTTTAGCGGCATCATATTTCTTTTTGTATCTTCCTTCTGCCCCTGTTAGTACCTCGTCGCCCTTAATATCAACTACCGGGTTCGGTGCGTTGCTCCGTGGTTTTATTGGTTTTGTTAATCGTTGTTTTTCTTGTCCTAAATAAACAGCAGCCTTCATGCCAGATTTGTCAGTTGCCAGTAAGTTTTGAAACTTAGCAAGCGCTACTTTATTCCGGCCAAGGTAATAAAGAACTTTTTCTGAGCCATCCCCCAAAATTGAGATAACTTGATCCACGATCACATCACCCAAGTTTGGGTTTATGGCCTCAACTGCTGCTCGAACTGTAGTATCAGCAACCTTGTATACTTCAGGTGTAATACCACTTTCACCAATAAGCTTTTCAGCTCGCTCATAATGGCCGTCAACGGCCTCTACAAGTTTTTGTTGTGCCTGTTGTTGCCCTACTTTCTGTTGGTCTTCTAACCGAGTTCTGTTGATTGTTTCTTCAGTCCGGTTTAGACTATACTTATCAAAGGCTTCATCAAATTCTTCATCAGTGTCAAAGTCAATTTTCTTTGGACGGACCAAAACTGTTTCAGGTTTTGGTTTCTGTTTAAGGGCCTCATCCCGTTCTTGTCTCAAACGTTCGATCTCTTCATCACGATCAGAGATTTGGCCCTTCAGCTTTTTCTTAACACTGACAAATTTTCCAACAGGTACTTGTTTGGAAGGATCGTCAAGGTCCTGCTCCCCATCTTCCTTCATCCACGGTTCGAGTTCCGGCTCAAGCACAATAGGATTGCCATCATCATCTAATTCAGGCTCCTCTTTATCTGCCAATTTTGCAGCTTCATCTGCTGCGATTTTAGCCGCCTCGTCCTCTGCCAATTTTGCTGCTGCTTGTTCTTCAGGTGTCATCTCAGATATTCTCCTTATCTGCAAAGGCTAATCAGGTTCCCCCTGCGGGTTTTGCGTTTAATCGGGTCGCCTCCGCTATTTCTTAAATCCTTTTATCATTTCATCAGCTTCTTTTATTATGGTGTCTAAATCTTCTATTGGATTTGATATCTGATGGTTTCCTCTGAATGCCTCGTTAGTCTTATTTATTTTCTCAATAAGCTGTTCTTTATTAACTCCCTTTGTTGCTATGGTGGTTTCGCTCATGCCTCCACTCTTTTTGGGTACTGGCATACCAAAATACTCAAGGCCATCTGCCTCTCCTAAATACCTCAAACCCATCTCATCTGCTAATGATTTACCATCAACAGGATTAATTACACTACCCCCTTGAATTATTTGATCCACATTGAGTACCATTATCTCTTCAAACCCGTCAGAGTCCTTAACTATTACTCCATCATACCCCAATTCGGTTAACTTGCTTCTCATAGCCTCGGCTCTCTCTGTACCACCTAACCTGGAGTCTATCTTAGATGATATTTTGTCATATAACTCACTTTCTCCTCTTATTGGATTTTTAATATCGAGAGAAACATCTACAACTTCTCCTTTACCCTTTTTGGCGTATTGAGTCGCTCTTGCTTTGCTCTCGGAAAAATAAAAACCCTTTCCCATCCATCCAGGGTCTGTAGCTGATCCAGCCTTACCAATAGAGAAAGATCCTGAAAATTTACCTTTAGTCCCATGGTAATATGTCTTTGGATTTTTAGTAAGTTTACCTTTTAATTTAGATGCAATACCTTTAATAGCACCACCAACAGGATTAATTACACCACTTCCTGTTACATCTATTGATGGCCTATCAGCATAAATTGATGGTGTATAATTAGGATCTGATTTATCAATCCACGCTCTAGGATTACCAATAAATGGCCAAACACCAGTTCCTTCAGCCGATTCTGGCAGTGGTTGTAGTTCTTTGAACCACATATTTTTTAATCCTTCAAGCATTTCCTGATTTACCTGTAACAGCCTGGGGTCTTCGAAGTTCGATAACTTTAATTTCATCATCAAGCTTCATACTACCTATTTCAATTTTTGTTTTCTCAATTTTTGCACCAGCTTCATGTGCTGCAACTTGTACCTTCATCCGATCAGTTTGGGCCTTGAACATATCAATTGCATGATCTGCTTTTGCATTTTCATTATCAAGCTGCATTCCTATTCCTTCACGTTTTTCTCGTATGATATCTGCCTGACCTTTAAGTTCTTCAGCTTTTGCCAGTACCATAGCAGCGTCTGGTTCTTTTGGTTGCTCCTGTACCTGTTTCATGAAAGCTTCATCTTCAGGTGTTTGAGGTTTCCTAATACCCATTATCATTAACTGTTTATTTACGTAATCTCTGACATCATCAAACTCAACACCATCTGTGAGAGCTAATATTTTAAGCTGAAGAGCTTTTCTTACTGGATCTGCAGGGTCCATTTGCATCATTAGCATTTCTAGTCTATCAATTGTCTGTTCTTTTTGACTAGAATAGTCAGGACCTATTTTGGAATAAACCTCAAACTCAGCTCTTCTTAAATCATTAATAGTAACTATATTACCAGTCTGTCCATCTATTTTGGTATCCATTACTTGAGTTTCTTTTTTGGTACCATCAGCTAACTCAACTTGAACTTTTCTCGGTGTATCTATAACTTCAGAAGCTATAGAAATCCAAACTTCACCATCTCTGCGTTTTGCATGTTTCATGTGAATTTGGAATCTCATTGATTGACGCTCAATTCTAGCTTCCAACTTTTGAACAGCTTTACCTGAAATGTCAGGTTCAGCAACTTTATCAGGAACTCCTGGATTAGCTACATCAGTAACAGCATCTCTAGTTTGAGCCAATACCAAAGGAAGAGCAGTAGGCATTTGTTGTTCAGGCATAACACCTATTGCTTGAGGTGGTAATTCTTCACCGTCTGCTGTTTTTCTATTTGCAAGTAAATATGGATATGCATTATCTATTCCACTTTCTGAGTACATATCCTCAAAACCCTGAATTTGTTCCGGCCAGAATATTGGCTTTTGCCTCGGTGATCTTGATAGTATATCACCCATATAAGAAAATGCAAAGTTCCTTAAACGTTGTGGATCTTTTGCTAATCTTGTTATGCCTTCCCAGTATTCTTCTCCCTCGACAACAGCATGTTCTCCATAGCTTGGAATTACCGGGATATATTGACCTGCTATTCTTTCTTCCTTGATTATTTTAGCACCAGAAGCCACATACCTGGTTACAATATTTCTTTTTATTTCCCTCTCAGATGCTATAGAATAACCAGCATCAAGGAACTCGTCCATCACATCTTTTAAATTTAATTCATACAATTCATGAGTTTCACCGAAAGGATCTTCCAACGTGATAATAGTATCATTAATTTCTTCAACATGATAGAAACTTGTTACATAGATTTGTTTACCATGTCCACCTACCCACGGAAAGGTATAAGAATGTTCAGGATGCTTAAAAGAACTGGCATCTATATGATCGAGTTCTTCATCAGTAAGATCTTTTACTAATTTCTTATAACCCTCTTCTGTATAAGCTGTTAAAACAGAACAGTATACTGCATCTGATTTATCTAAGAGTTTTGAGTTTGGATCCCAAAATACAGTATTATTGGCTTCATAAATTGGTTTACGGAGAATAACTTGTTTATCATTGTTGATATTTTTACTTTCATACTTTGTGTATAATAACCAAGCACCAACACCACCAACAATAGTTTCTGTTTCAGCATTCTCAAATGCTTCTATAGAAGTATTCTTTTGAAGTCCTGCCCTATACAGTCCATCTGCAAGTTCTGCTGAATCAGTTCGTGTTTCATTTATAGGCACAAAATCCACTTGAACAGGATTTGAAGCTAAATCAGATTGAATTTGTCTGCCAGCTTTTCGTAATACATTAAATTCACCACGGTATGTTAATTGAGTAGATTGAAGAATATCATCATCCCACTGTGTTATCCAATAGAATACAGAATCATTCGAAGATCTTTCTCTTGGAATTTGGTTAGCCATAAAAGCTTTATCGTGCATTTCTTTTAATTGTTTTAATTCAAGAGGCATGTCTTCTATTGCTCCTATACTGTCGCTGTTTCTGATCTTTATATGTTGAACCAATGATTCTAATTGGTGCAGGTCGTTGTGCTGTTCCTACATTTACCATTTTTGGGACTTTCCACAGCATTTTAACAGAATCACCTAAATTTGGAGAGTCAATTTTAAACTTAGTTTTCATGATTTCTTTAGAATATAAATCCAACATTCCATTTGAATTAGGCTTCACAGGTAATCTACATAACTCTGATCTAAGTTTATGAAGATTTTTTATACCAGAAGAAAAAGATACTAAGGTTTCCGGATCATGATATACCCCTTTAACTACTGCCTCATAAGTTCGGAAAATCCTATTCCTGAGTTCAAAGTACTTCTGAACCCTCATATTTTTAAAGACTTCTTTATTTTTCTTTTGGTTTTGTATAGAGGATATATTTACTCTTTCAGAATTTATTGGTTCATAAATTGATTCAGGATACTCTGGTGTCTGAGACCCTTTATACTGTTCTAATCTCACAGGTTTACCACCAAACGCCTGGCTAACCTGCCTATTCAAGCCAATCCCCACTCCATCACAGTCCCACACAAACCCATCCGATTGATTCTGTATGGCAAGGCCAGTCGCCCAATCACATCCTTCATTAATGTCCCCTGTTGCCTTTTCTTCAACTTGCAAAACAACAGAACCATGTCTAAAGGCATAACCTTTCTCATCAGCTCCTTCATCTGAAGGATCATGAGAAGACATTCGTATACCAAGAGGACTGAAACCTAACTTTATATGAGCATCAACACAAGCATCAAACCAAAGAGCACTTATTAAAGCATTCTCCACTGAGTCATTGTAAGCACCTTCCCAAATATGATCATAAAGGGCCCTTGGAAGAGTTTTGAAGTCATTTTGTCTTTCGGCTTCAAGTTCGGCAGGAAACCATGGATTATCACTGTAATTGATTTTTACAATATAATGTAAGTCATCTTCATAAAATCCATGCTTATCCAGTTCTCTTTGGTATGGAACAATAAATCGTTGGGAGAAGGGGTCAGCTTTACTCATGGGATTGGCAGATATCCATAATTCAGAATTCTCCTCCCGGAGGGTTGGAGTAAGAATTCGTAAACTATCTTCTGAGATAAACTGACCCTCTTCCAGCCAAAAGTACTTGAAGCCAAACATTGATTTAATGGCTTCAATAGACCGTGCTAGTCCCCTGAAACGAAAACCGCCACCACTTTTATGTTCAATTTTATTGTTGAAGTTCTTAAAGCCAGGGATTTTAAGTCTTTTAATCTCTGACTTGAGTAATGCAAAAACACTTTCCTCAATTGAATTTTGGTACTCACGTAAACAACCTACTAATGCTCCTTCAACTTGGGATTTTTGAGCAAGCATACCAGCAAAAGTCATTGATTTAGCGCCACCTCTACCACCATAAGCAATTTTATATCGCTTAGGTCTAGTTACAAATGGACACAGTTTTTCTGGTACTTGAAGTTGTAGGGCCACTTATTTTTGTATCCTTATTTAATATTATTTCAACCCAATCAAAATAACTAGGTAAATATCTAAATGCATCATTTTCATTTAATGCATCATCGATCATTAAAATTCGCTCACCCATTTTTACTATCATCGCATTCCTCTTTATCGGGAGAATCAACAACAGTGTTTTCTGTTGAATGGATAACTTTAATTTCCCAAGTTTTATCTCCATCTCCATCCTCAACATCATCAGGATTTAGCATTGGATTTCGATCTATCAAACTTGTTAAAACATCCACTAAATGTTTTAAGGTACTTGCTGATCCTTTATCATTTTCTTTGAGGTTAGAAGCAATAGAAATTGCTTTATGGAGGAGTATAGTTTCTAATTCTATGAATTTAGGGCCAAGGTATTTTTGTTTGAGGATTGAGAAGGCTTGAGTTTGACTTACTGTTTGCTTGCTTAATTTATTTAAAACATCATCAATAGATTTAATCTCGCTTATATCTATTAAATCATCTTGTTCCAAAGAAATTTGTTTCCAGTTTTTTGCATTGTAGTCTAGGACAGCAGTTGAAATACAGTGTTCAATTGCTAAACTTGCTAAGGAAAACCCCAAGAATTCGTATTTAAACTGTACTAGATCCCAATTTATGTCTTGCATAATCGTTTGTTTCCTTTTTTAATCGTCTATACTTATTATATCATAGTTTGTTAACTTTGTAAACAATAAAACGTGTCTGGGTTGAAAATAAGACTGGATATAGTCCGGTACGCTTATAATCGTTTAAATTCTTTATGATGTCTTAAAAATAAAGGTATATTAGTATATAGGCTCCAATTTTTTGAACGTTTAGGATCGTTTCAAGTGCTAGAACTGTCTGTATTAGTCTTTATTATCGTTTAAATCTTTTTCTCTATTACAAAATTTTACTAGAAATTGGTATAATGCTTGGTGGACTGGAGTTCAGTAATGCTGGATCGGTGTATATCGATAGGTAAAATGCTGGGGCTCAAAAATGGCAGGATATTTTCAATTGACCCAATATTTAATATACAATTGCAAACCCAAAAAGGAGCATAGGGGCCCCTAAAAGAAAAGTCTCGAGCTCAGGTTCGAGATTGAGAGTGAGAGTGAGTTGCTTCAACAGCAACTACTTCAGTAGTAGTTATATCAGTAGTAGTTATATCAGTAGTAGTTATA